CCATTCTTGAACCACATGAGCAATTCATCAGTATTAGGCAGTTCCTCTTGAAAGCGTTGCCAGGCAAAGGCAGGTCGCTTGGAACCGTCATTGGCGACAGGAACGACAGAGATTCCTTCTTTCAGGAACCGCAGGGCAATTGGCAGTAGCTCATTCATCGTTGCCCCCTTGCCACATAATTCGTGACTGTTGATTTGTATTAAAAATCATCATAACGCTATGAAAATTTGAACCTTCGCGTTTTTTCCAATTTAAATCAAAATAACTTATTCTTCTTGTTGGAATATAAATAGTCGGATAACCAAATTCTTTATAGAATGAATGTCTTTTGACTCCGCCAAGAGAATCTAAAGGCAAAATTAAAAGAGATTTTTTCTTTGATTCATAAACTTTTTTGATAACACTGTCTTTAATGCTAAATGGTGGATTTGTGACAATATAATCAAAATCATAATCATTTGTTAAAAAATCATTGATTCCATAAATTACATTGTGGCCTAATTCTAATAAAGATTTAACAAACAAGCTATGTTCAGAATCAAAGGGACACATGATTGTTGAATTTGAAGTTGGATTTAGCAATTCAATACATTTATCAACTGTTTCTTGATCTGTGTACCATTCATCACTATATGTGTTGTGCGTAATGTTGTTTTGTCTTTTTTGATTAGTCATCTGCAACCATCCGCGAAATAATCCACTCAACAACGGGAACTGCAACTGCATTGCCCATTTGCTTATAGCGGTTTGAATCTGCCTGTCCATCAGTCCAACCATCAGGGAATCCCTGAAGGCGCTCACATTCAACAGGTGTCAATCGGCGAACGACTGAACCATCTTGTTTTTGTATCATCGGCACATTCCCCCCACCTGTTCCATACCTTGAAATTACTGTTGGCACAATTTCATCTTCATACACTCTGACATCATCAACACGAGTGCCATCAATGATGAGAACTGTTGCATATGCTTCGCCGTTGTTATCCATTGCGTTCAATGTTGGTGCTACCCCCCCCGAAATCCAAGTTTCATAATCATTCACATTTTGTGCGCGTTTAGCTTTCGTGAACGATAAAAGATTCACTTCCACCCCCAAGAACGCCACCTGATGCCTTGAGAGTGCTTACTCCTTGCTTGTATTGTCCAAAACTTGATTCGCCGTAAATTCCAACGCTTTCTGAAGTTGCGGTGGCAATGTCTTTTCTCTTCGATTTGCTCGCCTCAAGATACCCTGGGCGGCTTTGGGAGATAGCGAGTATTTCTTCAGGTGATCGCCCTGTGTCTCCAAGACATCCGACAATGAACACTCTACGGCGGCGTTGGGGAACTCCGAAGTGTTGAGCATCAAGCACCCGGTAGGCGATGCGATACCCGCGCTTGACCAACGCTTCAATGACAACGGCCATGTCTCTTCCGTTATTTGAGGAAAGTAAGCCAGGAACATTTTCAAGGATAAAATTTTGCGCTCTTGTTTCGTCAAGGAGTCGGCAGATTTGCCAGAAAAGTCCACTCCGTTCTCCGCCCAATCCTGCTCGCTTACCGGCAACCGATAAATCTTGACAAGGGAATCCACCTGTGATGATTCCTGATTGTGGAACAAATCCTGCTGCGATGAGTTGTTCACCTGTTACCCCCATGATGTCACCGAAAATTGTTGAATTCGGAAAGTGTCGGCGTAGCACTTCCTGTGCTTTCTTATCTATTTCAACCGATGCAACTACCTTCACACCGTTTCGTTCAAGAGCTAAATCAAAACCACCTACACCTGCAAACAATGAAACTGCCGTGATCATTACATCCCCCGTTCAAAGTTTTCTATCTTGTGAGGTGGTGGGAGTCGAACCCACCTGCGCAATTCCCCAAGAACGCAAATCCCATACCTCGTTCCCCGTGGCGAAAGGAAAGGATAAAGCCACAGGAAAGTTATACCTGTTTTGCGCCCAACTGATCCAACAATGCCTGAACTTCAGGTGGCAAGTTCTTGGTGTCAATAGGTGCTTGAGGTGCGGCAGGGGCGGATGCTTTCGCATTGCCACCGCCGATGAAGGCATTTGCCTTTGCTAAATCATCAGGATTGCCTGTTGCATCAATGAGAACCCACGGTGCCGATTTTCCGGCTTTTGCCGTTCCCTGTCCGATGCGTGCAAGTACGCGCTGTCCGATCTTGTCCTTCAAAGCATTCTTAAGTGCGATGTTAAAGAACAAGATATTGTTGTGTGTCTCATCGCCATCAAGGTCAACAATGTTGACTTCAATTGCATCTGTGACTCCGTGAACTGTTGTGATCTCTCGCTTGTGTTCAATCGGTGTGATGATAAGCAGCTTTCCTGCCAAGTCTGCGACCTTGACTGAATCACCGCCACCTTGCGTTGGTGCTGTGAACATTACTGTTCCCCCTCTTCGTTGTAGTTGTTGTCTAACTCTTCAGGCGGATTGTTTTCCACCCATTCTTTGACACCATCTGAGAGTGCCTTTGTCGGTATTAGACCGCAGCCACATGAATCCTTCTCACACATTTGATGTGTCTCCTTTACAGGCACGAGATGAATCTTGGCTATACGGTAAAAAATAAGGGCAATAACTGCATAGTCGGTTAGGTTCGGCAGGTATTAAATCCCACATTTGCGGATTGCTCTCAACATCAACTGTTGAAAGAAGTGTGTATAAACTGTCAATGCGAGCAAGTGCATCTAGTGCAACCTGCTCATCGTACTCGTACATCTCCAGGTGCATATCATCAAGTGATCCTGATGTCGGTAAATACACAAGTGCCACATGGTTGACGGTCACACCTTGCTGGGCTTTGCCGTATCCATAAAGCTGAGTCTGAATGATTTGTTGCTGTGTCGCGCCTTCTTTTCTGCGCGTTTCAATTTGCTTGGATGAGGTGGTTTTCCAATCCATCACGATTCCTCGGTTGACATCAAATAAGTCAATGGAACCTGACAGACCTGAACGAATGGTGACTCGTTGCTCTACTTCATACCCTTTAATCTTGCCAAAGACCTCGGCCAAATAAGCGTGAATTGCCTGGCCCACCTGGGCGCTCCAACTACTGCTTCCACCCTCATTGATCTTTTCCCAATCAAGAAGTTTGTAAGCAAGACGGCGTGAGCATTCATGCCCAATTTCAGATGGGCCGATGGCAATTTGCTTGGAGCGTGGCGACCATTGACCTGCCTTTGAAATAATCTCGGCAAGTTCATTTGCCAACACCTTTGAAGGTTTGTGTGGAGCAACAAAAGTCATTCAGTCATCATCCTCTTCGTCATCTTCATATGGTGTGAAAGGTGAATCATCGTGGAGTGGGGCGATGGGCGTAATGATGCTCATCGCTCGCCACTTTCAACGATTGTGAACCGCCGTGACATTGTTGGAACCTCAAGCAACTGAATGACTTGATCAGGCAGAATTTCTCGTGCCTTCTTGACATCAAGGCGCCTTGTTTCAACAAATGACCATCGGACAACCTCGTTGCCCTGATACATACCAACTTCAGCATCGCCCAATGCACTTTCAAGGTGCGAACGAGCTATATCGGCAAGTTCTTGCCATTCTTTTATGCGACTCAACGCATCTTTGTATTGTTTGAGCCAAGAAGCGATGTCATCATCTAAGACAACACGCTTGTGTTCAATTTCAATGGTCACTTGAATTCCCCCGAATCTTTTTTAGTACCAATTGAATTTTTGGAAGTGCGACCAAGCATTGCATGGAGACACATGGCGCCTGTGGATATAGGCGAGCGCAGCCACAAGTTGTGACACACGAGACTCAGAATGTTCCATTCCAAGATTGCGATAGGTGGAGTCAAGTAGCTGGCCAATGCCAGAAGCTGAACTCGTTGGGTTTTTTACATCTCTCCAGGCTGATTCTTTTCCAATCAACGCGGAAAAACATTTGTATTGCTTAGTTGTAAGCAAATCGCGAGCCACTTCCTTCGGATCAACCTGATCAAGTGGTGGTCGGTCTAAATAAACAATGGATGCAGGAACGGCAACTTGTGGAGCAAAAGCAGCATTGACAAACATTGATGTCAAACCACTCACGCTGATCATAATTGCGATTCCCCTGATAAGTTTTTTGTTTTGAGTTGTGATTGGAGTTCTCCTTTTGATTTCACCCCTGCTTTGCGAAGAACTTGCGTTACATACGAAAGGTCTAAATTCAAAGCAATTGAGATTTCTTTTGGTGTTCTTCCTTGCAAATGAAGCCTGCGAATTGTCTCGGCGTTATTGATGCCGAACTTTTTGCGCCTTCTTTGAGCTACCACTCCACGCTGTTTCGGTGTAGTACCTGCCCAAATCCCATGAGGGATGTTTTCTGCAAGTGCGTATTCCAAGCACTCCTTTCGTTCTATACAACTGCCACAAATACTTTGAGCAATTGGGAGGCTCTTTGCCTCTTCGACTTTTCCTTCAGGAAAGAAAATGTCGGGGTTTTCGATGTCACGGCATTTTGCCTGTGGCAACAAAGGTAATGTTGGGAAGAAAAAAGTAAAGTTCACTCCCTAGTGCCAAGCCATTGTTCTAAATCCTGAACAACCCATG